ATACTCGCTGGACCTGGCACCGGGTCTGTCGCAGCGACGCTACCTAACGTCAACGGTAACGTAGGTACGTTTCAAGGGATCACGGTCAACGCGAAGGGACAAGTCACCGCCGCCGCGAACCAGGGCTATCTGACGGGTAATCAAACTGTCACGCTCTCTGGCGACGTGACTGGCTCGGGCGCGACAGCGATCACGGCGACACTCGCGAACACGACTGTTACGCCGGGGAGCTACACGCTCACCAGCCTAACGGTTGATGCGCAGGGACGAATTACAGCGGCCTCGAATGGTTCGGCTGGTGCTGGTACTGTAACCAGCGTCGCGCTGACCGTCCCGACGGAGTTGTCAGTCTCCGGTTCTCCTGTCACGACTGCGGGTACGCTTGCGGTGACGTGGGCGACAGAGACAGCTAACCTCATCTTCGCGGGGCCACCCTCGGGGGGCGCAGTAGCCCCCACCTTCCGCTCAATGGTCGCGGCTGATCTGCCCGCCACGGCTGTCACACCTGCCTCCTATACTAACACCAATCTAACGGTCGATCAGCAGGGACGTATTATAGCTGCGTCAAATGGGTCTGCTCCAACACTTGTCGCGCCACAAGGCCGTCTCACCTTGACTGCTAGTACACCAGTTATGCGTGCCGACGTGACGGCCGCTACGACGATCTATTACGATACTTTCATCGGTAACAAAGTGCTAGTTGACGGTACGTTACTCACGATTGGCTCCGATGAAATCTCTATGGGGCTAGATGCTGGTGTACCGCACGTCGCTGCCAACACCGTCTATGACATCTTCGGGATCAACAACGGCGGCACACTCGTTATCGCGATTGGTCCGGCGTGGATTAACACAGCGACGGTAACGACGACTGTTGCTACGCCTTGCGTTGTTACATGGAACGCACACGGCCTGTCTGAAGGCTCGCCGATAGTGTTCACTGGAGCTGGTCTGCCAAGTGGAATTACTGCGGGCACAACTTATTTTGTTAGCCGCTCACCAGCCACTAACACGTTCAATATATCTACGACTATTGCTAACGCGGCGGCGGGCACGCTCGTCAACACGACTGGAACATCGACCGGCACGCAGACAGGCACAAATGGTACGACGATCCGTGGGACTGGTGCGGGCACGACCGAATTGCAACTCTCCAACGGTGTGTGGACGAACAAGAACAGCCTCACGCACGCGTGGGGTGGGGCGAGTGGTACAACCGACTACGGTTCAGTTGCCGCGAACGCAGGGACATACCTTGGATCGTTATATGCGACAGTGAATGGACAAGTGTCTATGAACATTAGCCCGGCAGCATCCAGCGGCGGCTCCAATGGCGTCTTGGGCTTATACAACGCCTACAATCGAGTTGCTACCGCATCTCGTTCGTTGGACAGCGCGACCAACTGGACCTACGCTAGCCCCTTTGGGTGGCGGGCAGCTAATGGTAACACCAACAATCGAGTCACTTATATAGACGGACTAGCCCAAAGTCTGAGTCGAGGATATTACGGAGCAATGTATCAATCGAACGCAGCAGTTGCATCTACTGGATTTACGGGCGTGAACTTCGATAGCACTAATGCGACTCCGAGCGGGATCATTGGAACTGGATTTAGCAATTCAAATGTGAATGGGTTTAAAATAAGTGGTGAGGAAAGTTTTATTGGTCTTGGTGTGCATTTTGCACAAGCAGTCGAAAATGGACTAACTAACACAGTGAAGTTTTGGGGGTTTGGAAACGGTGGCGGTCTCGCTTTCAACACGTTTATGTAGAGTCGCTGAGAAATGCAATCAGTTGCGATTGAGAAAGCAGCACGAGCACTACAACCGGCGCAGGAGACGCCAGCGCGAGTGCGCCTACCGTTGTTCAACGGCGGGATGCGGACAGACAAAGCACCCGAAGACCTCGCGCCGAACGAGTGCGTTGATATCGAGGGTCTTCACATCGTCGCGGGGCGGCTAGTCGTCGATACAGGCTATGTCCCGTACAACGGCGATTACATCGGTGTCTCGCAGGGCGTGTTCCAGGTGTTCTTCAACGATGGCTCGGTCGTTCTGCTCCTTTTCACGACGAAAGCGATCTACACGTGGAGCACGACTACGCTCCAGTGGCAGCCGGTGTCGCAGGACTCGATTAGAGCGACGACAGCGGGGCCGTACAGCGCTGGCGCTAACGTGTTCACGCTCGACAGCGTCGCGAATATCACGACAGGCACGCTCGTCGGCCTCACGCTCGACGACGGCTCCGAACTCATTACGACTGTTACGAACGTTAGTGTCCTCGACATCACGACTACAGACGCGGTGCCGGTCGGTCGGACGGTTGCGAACGGTGCGGACGTGTTTGTGTCACCGACGATGCATGGCGACGTGCAGAAGAGCCAGCTCAGTGTCGTTGTCTTCCCCGGCAATGATTGGGTGATCTTCTCGAACGGCGTCGATGAGGTTTCGTACTACTTCCAAGGCGTCGTGAAGAAGTTGCCCGATTTGCCGAGTTCGACGACGTGCGGGGCGATTGCGGTGTTCCATGAAACTGTGCTGCTCGCGAACACGACGGAGAGCGGGACACACCTACCCCATCGCGTCCGACAGAGCGATCTCGGCGACCCGTCGAATTGGACCACGGGCATCGCGACGATTTATGATCTCCTCGACACGGACGACGTCATACTCCGGCTTGAGTCGCTTGGGCCGTGGATGATCGCGTACCGTGAGCAGAGTATTATGCGCGCGTCGTATCTCGGCGTGTTGAATGAGATACTGTTCTGGGAATATATGACGCAGCTCGAAGGGGCGCAGAGCCAGGGCGCAGTCATCAATGTCGGCGGAGAGCATGTGCTCGTAGGACACGCGGGTATCTACGCGTATCAGGGCGGCTACACGCTCGACAATATCGGTGACGGCGTGTTCAACAACTTCCTTGCGCCGACCGGCGACTTTAATACGCCCGCTCGCGTGACGCTGTTCACGATCTTCCTCGCTGATCTGGATGAAGTTTGGGTATTCTATCCGGCTGGTCTGTCGAAGACACCGAACAAGATGCTCCGAGTCCAGCTTGAGAACAACGCGTGGGCGGTTCGCGTGTTCGCGCAGTCGTTCGTCGCTGTGAACCTCGTACTCCCGTTCGCGCTTACGACGTGGGCGACTGCGAAGGGACAGTGGAACTCGTCGCAGTGGGCGCGACCGTGGGACTCGCGCTCACTGATCCAGAACATCCCATCAGTCGCGCTGAGTCCAGCGGCAGCGGACGGCCCCCTCGCGCTGTACGAATACCGGGCGCAGACCGACGCCGGGGCGGTGATCCCGTGGACGCTGACGACAAAACAACTCGGCGACGGGTATCAGTTCTCGCGGTGGGAGTTGGCGAGTGTGGTCGCAGCGGGCGCAGGAGTGCTCGTCGAGAGGTCGGAAGACGAAGGCGCGACGTGGGTGACGGTCGGCACGTTCGACTTCGGCACGGCACCTGCTATCGCGGCGCCGAACGTGTACATCGACCACGTCTCGACACGGTTGCAATTGAGGCTTAGCGGCACCGACCCGACGTTCACACTGCGCTACGTCGATGTCGTATCGCTGGCGGAGACGGAGTGGTGAGATGAGTGATGGGACGGACGGGTTTGCGGTCACGGATCGGTTCGATCCGCTCGCTATGCAAGCGTTCATGCGGCAGCCGGAACTCTACTGGCCTGTGCGAGACGCGTTGTCGCCGCAGCCGGAGCAGGTGGACTTCGTAGCGCATATGCTCGAACCGACCGTGTGGACGCTGGCAGGGACACTGCGCGGCCACATCGTCGGGTATGTGCAGTTTGTCGCGCGGACGACGGTGATGGTCGAGCTTACAGCAGGATTTCACCCACAGTTCCGTGGGCGGATCGCAAAGGCGATTGTGCAATACGCGATTGGACTAACGTTTAGAGACAGGGGCGTGCTCAAGATCATTGCGCTCGTGCCCGCCGATAATCGGGCAGCACGCTACGGGACAGCACTGCTTGGGTTTCACGAGGAGGCGCGATTGCGACGAGCGATTGTACGTCCGCCCGACAGTGCTGGTGGTGTGCTTCAAGACATCATTATATACAGCCTCGACCGAGGCGTAGCCCACACGAATGGGAGAGCGTAATGGCCTCGTCACTGTTCGGATCGGCGCCTAAAGCGACGTTCTCGACTCAACCAACGATCTCACCAGCGCAGCAGCCGATCCTCGATACGCTGTCGTCGATCCTGTCCAACGCGTTCCCGTACCAGCAAGGGGGGTTTGGGCTCGGATCGACTTCGCTTGCGGCGCTCGAAAACCAAGCGATGAATGTGGGCGCGGGACCAACAGGCGCGCAGGGTGGGATCAATTCGGCTTCGACGGAAGCGTTGACGCGGGCGCTTGGGTTTACGGCGCCGAACGTGACCGCAGGGACAGTGACTCCGACGAGCGTGACCGGCACGAACGTCAACGCGCCGCTGATCGACTCGACCGCTGCGTTCACGAAAGGGGTCGTTGAGCCGCTCACAGACGACTTTCTCAAGCGGACGTTGCCGAGTATCGCGGGGCAGTTTGGAGGGAGTGCGGGAGGCGCGTATGGGAGTGGATCGAAGAACGCACGTGAGAACGCGGCGACAGACTTGGAGCGGACGCTCGCCGAGAAAGGTTCGGAGTTCGCGTACTCGGCGGCGGCTGCTAATCAGAGTGCGACACTGAACGCGTTGCTCGCTAACCAGAGGACGGGCTTGGCGGCAGGGCTCGCTAACCAGGCGACCGATCTGTCGGCGGCGACTGCGAACCAGGGCGCAGGGTTGACGGCGGGCGTGTCGAACCAAAGTGCGAGTATCAACGCGATCAAAGACATCCTCGCGGCGATTGGGCTTGCGCCGACAACGGCGACTCTACCGCAGACAGAGCTTGGCGCGAATATCGGGCTGAGCACGGCGACGTTCTCTCCGTACCAGCAGATGATCGCCGACTTGATCGCGGGAGGGACAGGCGCGACGCAGGGCACAAGCGCGGTCGGGACGGCCGGATCGTCAGGACTGCTAGGAGGATTACTCGGCGGGCTCGGAAACTTCGCCGGATCGACAGGGGGAAGCGCACTCATCGCGTCACTGTTCTCTGATCGCCGACTCAAGGAAGACATCGAGGAAGTCGGATCGGTGGCAGGATTTCCGCTGTATCGGTTCCGGTACAAGGGACAACCGGAGCGACGCCTCGGTCTCATGGCGGACGATGTAGAGAAGAGACTGCCGAGTGCGGTTGGAGAGCGTGGTGGATTTAAGACGGTCAACTACGCCGCCGTGCTCGAAGACGTGTTGAAGGAGGCCGCGTGATGCCGACAGTTAATCTTCCGTTCGACGATAGGTGGGGACAAGTTGGGAAAGGACTCGGCGCTGTTATCGGCGGCGTGTTGCAGGGGTATCAGCAGAACCAAGTGCAGCAAGGCGTCGCGCAAGTGATGAGTGACACGAGTATCTCGGAAGATAAGAAGCCCGGCGAGATATTCAAGAAGTTCGGGAACAGCGGGATCGAAGTGCTCGCGAAGATGAACGCGCTCCAGAAGAGTCAGGGAGACGCGATCCAGTCGCTCGCGAAGGGCAAACTCGCCGACATGTACGTGAAGTCAGTCACTGGCGAAGGCGGTGGGGGCGTGACGGGCGGTGCGAGTGGCAACGTGATCGACACGATGGCGCAGATGTACGGTGTGAACGTCACGCCGGAGCAGCGCGGAGTGTTGCAGCAGCAGTACACACAAGCTCTACTCGCAGGTGAGAAGAACCCGATGGCGGCGATTGAACCACTGCTGCGCGGGGCTGCGGGGGCCGAGAAACGTTCGTTCGAAGTGAAAGAGTTGCAACAGAAGGTGCGACAAGGTGAGGAGCAAGGGCCACTCAAGACCGAGAAACTTAAACAAGAAGTAACACAGGGGGCA